GTGGGAGTGTTGAGAATGTGCCTGAAGGTGTTGAGTTTCATAATCTTGACTTAGATAATTTGGAAGATATTACGCCTGTGTTTGTGGGTGCAGATTTGGTTATTCATTCTGCTTGCACCGCTTATGAAGGTTTGAGTGTCTTTAGTCCTGCTCTTGTGGTCAGAAACACTGTTCAGATAAGCGTGAACGCCATAACAGCGACCATTCGGGCTGGAGTGCCAAAGTTTGTTTACATGTCTTCTATGGCACGATACGGGGACAATTTGGGGCATGTCTTTGATGAGTCCTTGCAACCTAAACCGCAAGACCCTTATGGCATCGCAAAACTGAGTGCTGAACGCCTGCTCACTAATTTGGCTCAAGTTCATAAAGTTGATTTAGTTATTCTTGTGCCGCACAACATTGTTGGGGCTAGACAAAAGTTTGATGATCCGTTTAGAAATGTTGCAAGCATTATGGCTAATCGTATGTTGCAGGGAAAGCAACCTATTATTTATGGTGATGGTTCTCAGCAACGCTGTTTTAGTTTTATTGAAGATGTGATTGCACCTATTATGACTGCTTGTGAATCTGATGAAGCTGTCGGACAAGTCATAAACATCGGGCCAGATGAGTCCCCTATAACTATTTTGAATTTGGCTGAACGCCTTGCAGACATTATTGGTTTTGAGTTGCAACCTATTTTTATGCCTGGCAGACCGCAGGAAGTTGCTGTCGCTTTATGTAGCTCAGATAAGGCTAGACAACTTTTAGGGTATAAAACGACTGTCAGTTTAGATCAAGGGTTGCAGGATTTGGTGGATTGGATTAGACCTCGTGTAAAGGATTTTGAGTATCATTTGCCGATTGAAATTGATTCTGATTTGACTCCTAAGACTTGGACTGAGCAACTGATTTGAAATCTTTGCCTGAAGCGTATGAGCCTTATCAAATGTCTGAAGGTGGTGGAGATAAGGGTACTGCTCACAGTTACATAGATGTTTATTCAAGAGAGATTCCTGCAGCTGAGGGTAAGTCTTTACTAGAGGTTGGTGTTTGGGCTGGGCATTCGTTGAAGATGTGGGCAGACTATTTGCCTGACAGTCGTATCGTTGGTTTGGATATTGATTTGTCGAGGCTAACTTTTGATGTTGATGGTTTTGAAGTTTTGTTGTGTGATGCCACTAAGCAGGCTGAGGTCAAGAATAAAGTTTCAGGAATGTTTGACTATATTGTTGATGACGGCTCGCATACGCTTGAAGCACAGATTACGGCTTTCTATAACCTGTGGGACTAACTGGCTGTGGGTGGCAAGTAATTTATTGAGGATGTTTTGAGTGTTGATGTTGCCGAGTCTTTGGCAGGGAAGATGTTTGCTTTTACAGGGTTTCCGGTGCGAGTCTATGATTTGACTGCGGTCAAGGGTAGGTCTGACGATATTCTTGTTCAGATAACTAAGGTAAACTAGAACAGACTTTAGGAGTTTATTTTGGCTATAACTAATGGCTATTGCACTTTAGCGGATGTGAAGGCAGCGCTTCGCATCACTGATTCTGTTGATGACACTTTGATTGAGCAAAGCATTAACTCGGCTTCTCGCATGATTGACCAATACTGCAACCGGTTCTTCTATTCAACTGGTGCAGGTGTTGTCCGCTATTTTCAGGCTAACGATGGTTTTATGTGTTGGATTGATGATTTACAAACATTGACTGAGTTAAAGACTTCTTCAACTGATCCGCTAATTTTTGATACAACTTGGGATGTTGGCGATTATCAGCTTCTTCCGCCTAATCAACTGGCTAATGGTGCGTATTCACCTTATACAGCGATAACCGCAACAGATAACTATTTATTCCCTGTTTGGGCAGATATCGCTTTAGTCAAGGTAACTGGAACTTGGGGCTGGGCAAGTGTTCCTGAGCCAATCAAGTTTGCTTCAATTATCCAGGCTTCAAGATTGTTCAAGCGCCTAGAGTCTCCGCTGGGTGTTGCCGGTGTTTCTGACATGGGTATTATGCGTGTTGGTTACAGCATTGATGGCGATGTTGCGCAACTAATCAATCCGTTTAGGCTGCTTAGAACAGGCGCATAATGGCGATAAGCGACCTTAGAACAGGGTTAGCAAATAACCTAGCAACTATTGCAGGGCTTCGAGTTGTTGAAACTTTGCCTGATGTGGTCAACCCGCCTATGGCCATGATTGGTATTGAGCGAGTCCAATACAACAAGCAAAACAATCGCTCTATGGCCGAATACACTTTCAAGGTTACTGTCGTTTTGGGGCGTGTTTCTGAACGCTCAGCTCAGCAGGCGATGGATATCTATCTTGCTCCTGGTAGCGGTTCTATCAAGTATGCGATTGAATCAGATCGCACTCTTGGCGGTTATGCTTTCGATGTGTTTGTCGCTGAAACAAGTGCAATCGGGGCTGTTAGTGTAAATGCATTAGACTATTACAGTGCCGAGTTTTCGGTTCAAGTATTCGCAAGTTAAGGATAAATAATGGCAATCTTTGTCGCAACAGACTTCAGCGTTAGCATCAACGGATCTACTGCTTTGGCTTCATACCTGACTCAGGTTGAGTTGAAGGTTTCGGCTAACGACATTACAACTACTGCTTTTGGTAGCACTTTTGTTACCCGCGTTGCAGGTCTAAAAGAAGGTTCTTTGACTCTTCAGTTCAATCAGGATTATGCTGCTTCGGCTGTTGATGCTGTTCTATGGCCTTTGCTTGGAAGTAACGCGACTGTCGTTATCAAGCCAACAAGCACTGCAACATCAGCAACTAACCCTGCTTACACCGCAATTTGTCTTGTAACTGATTACACTCCAGTTTCGGGAAATATTGGGGACTTGTCAACCTTCAGCATTACGCTTCCTACCACAGGGACAATTTCCCGCGCAACTGCATAACCTTTCGGCTAGAGTGATTGTATGAATGAAATAACTCTGACAATTACTTTCGTTGACGGAACAAGTTTAGAAATAAACACTACTGCTGGCGATATAGTCAAATGGGAAACCTATTTTAACTTGAGCATTGACAGGCTTGAAAAGATTACTCACCTGCTTTACCTTGCATGGCTTGCGATTAAGCGACTCAAGAAAACTGGCGAAGAGTTTGAAGGCTGGATTGATTTAGTTTCTAAAGTCGAGGTTGCTGACCCAAAAGCCTAAAGCCTTTAGGTGTTGACTCTTTCCATTGGATGATTGCCAATCTTGCTGTTGCAACAGGTATCGCCCCTAGTGTTCTAATGGAAGAAAGTGATCGCATGCTAAACACAATGTTGTTTGCGCTTAGGCATCAAAGGGGTGGAAATGGCTGATGACATCGTTTATAACGCTAAAGAAATAGTGAAGGCGTTAAATCAGCTTGAACCTGGTATGAAGAACGCAATGGTTAAAGAGATGAACGGTGTTGCTGAGCCTGCCATTACTGCTATCAAGAAAGCTATCCCTAAAGTGAACCCTTTTGAATCTAAGGTTCGCCCTGTCTCTAACACTCGTGGTCGTTTAGGTTGGGGAGTTGGCAGGAAACCTGATGAAGTAAAGTTTAGTTTTAGAACTAAAGCGTCTAAGAAGTTTGCTGTTACTTCCCTAGCTAGTTTGCGTGTCAATTCTCCTGCGACTGCTCTTGCTGATGTTGCCGGTAAAGGTTCGGGTGTCCCTAGAAGGACTGTAACTGATTCTTATACTTGGAAGGGCAGAAGTAGATCTCACCGAGTAACGACTCAGGGAAGGTCAATGATTAGACACTTGAAGAAGAATAATGACAATAACTTTGTTTATCCTGGCGTTGAGAGATCTCTTCCGCGTGTACAGGCTGAGATAAAATTGATACTTGAGAAGTATGCAGCCAAGGTGAACAGGAAACTTAACTAATGTCAGTTATCATAAAACTATTATCTAAGTTTGATGATTCAGGCATTAAGAAGGCTAAAGGCTCTTTTGGCGGGCTAAAGGGTGCTATTGGCACTTTGGGCATTGGTATCGGTATCAGTCAAATTGCTGATGGCATCAGGGACATTATTACTCTTGCAAGCAACGCTCAAGAACAAACCGCAGCTGTTGGTCAGATTTTTGGCTCTGGTACAAGCGTTATTGAAAAGTTTGCTGCGACTGCTAATCAAAAATTAGGTCAAACTAAAAATGGTGTTTATGAAGCATCAAAAACTTTTGGTATTTATGGAAAAGCAGCAGGTTTAACAGAAAAGGCAAACGCAGATTTTTCAACCGGTTTGATTACTCTTGCAACAGACTTAGCTTCTTTCAATAACACAAGCCCTGAAGATGCTGTTAATGCTTTAGGCTCTGCTCTTCGCGGTGAATC